ATTGGTCAAGAGGTCAAGACACCGCCCTTTCACGGCGGTAACACGGGTTCGATTCCCGTATGCGTCACCAGCCCGAAAGGGCAACACTATTCTTCTTTTTTTTTAGCTTGGAGAGGTTTCAGGCTATAAAACCTCCCGAAACACCTGAAAACATAGGCCCATGCCAAAAGGCGTGAATTTATGGGCCTATATGCTGAAGTGGATGGAATAGGCAGACACGGCGGATTCAAAATCCGTTGCCGCAAGGCGTGTGGGTTCAAATCCCACCTTCAGCACCATTTTTCAGAAAGAAGGTTCCATCATGGATGAAAACTATGAACTGAAAACAAGGATTCGTTGTTTGGAATCGCAACTGCATGAAGCAGAAGATGTTTTGAACAAGAGAAACAAAGAATTTGAATTGAAGTGCAAAGAAAATCAGGAATTGCATGACAAAATCAGATTCCTTGAAGGCCAAATAGACGCTTATCAATATTGTTTGAATTGTAGGCGATAAATTCAGGATTGGAGGAACCGCCCATGAGGAATGCGGACTATTGGCGTGGGCGGTTTTCCATCTTGGAGGACAGCGCCCACAGAGAAGCCCAAAAGACCATTCAGGACATGGAAGAACTGTATCTGGATGCACAGCGTTCCGTTCAGAAGGAAATTGAAAGCTGGTATGCCCGTTTTGCGGTGAACAACCAAATCAGCCTGACCGATGCCCGGAAATGGCTGACCTCTGGACAGCTTGAAGAATTTCATTGGAGCGTTGAACAGTATATCAAGATCGGTGAACAGGCCGGGTTGGATGCGGCATGGCTGAAGAAGCTGGAAAATGCGTCTGCCCGGTTCCACATTTCCCGCCTTGAAGCTGTTCAGACAGGTATTCAGCAACAGCTTGAATTGCTGTACGGCAATCAGGTTGATAGTCTGGATGCCCTGTTGAAGAAGGTTGTGGGCAATGGCTACACTCACACGGCGTTTGAGGTTCAGAAGGGTGTGGGCCTTGGTTGGGATATTACCGGGCTGGATCAGAAAAAACTTGAAACATTGCTTTCAAAGCCTTGGACAACGGACGGGCGAACCTTTAGTGACCGTATTTGGTTCAAGAAACAAGAATTGGTTGACAGCCTTCAAAAAGAATTGGTTCAGGGCCTTCTTCGTGGTGACAGCCCCCAAAAAATCACGGATGCCATTCAGAAGAAGTTCAAAGTTTCCCGGTACCAAGCCGCACGACTTGTAAATACGGAAACAAGCTATTTCAACGCCCTTGCCGCAAAAGAGACCTATAAGGAATTGGGCGTTAAGAATGTGGAGATTTTGGAAACGCTGGATTCCATCACCTGTGCATTTTGTGCAAGTATGGATCGAAAAGTGGTTCCCATGTCGGAGTTTCAACCGGGTGTTACCGTTCCCCCGTTTCATCCACATTGCCGAGGAACTACGGTTCCCGCCATTGATGAAAAATATACGGGTGAAAGAGCCGCAAGGGATCAGGATGGAAAAGTTTACTATGTTCCCGGTAATATGAGTTATTCCGAATGGAAGAAAACCTTTGTGGATAAGGGTTCCAAAAACAAGTTGACCCTTGCAACCATCGGGAGTATAATTAAAAATACAGTTTCGATGGTAAAAAGCGAGGGTTCCAATGTGCAGACGGTAGGCCGCATTGATATAGAAAAATACCGTTGTATTACGGACAGGATCGCCACAGATGAAGTGATTATCACCCCGGAACGGATTCAGCATATTGAAGAACGCCACCCCGGAGATTACGAACAGTTCGTTAAGTATATTGCGGATATTCTGGAAAACCCGGATTACATCTTGGAAGCAAACAAGCCTAATACCGGTGTGATTCTGAAAGAAATTGAAGAAAATGGCGAAAAGTTCAAAGTGATTCTACGGGTAAAGGTAGAGAGTGACCCCGCTGAATATCGAAACTCCATCTTGTCCTTCTGGCAAATTGGTGAAACCACATGGAAGAAGAATGTGAAGAACAAGAAAATCCTTTACAAGCGGGAATAATACTGCTATACTTTAGATAGGATAAGAACGGGCTTTGAGGTGGAAAAAGCGTTCCCATACGCCACACGCCTTTTGGTAGTGGGCAAAAGAGATGCCGGGAGTGACGCTCCGGCCAAAGTCCAATCTTCAAGGGAACAGGTGAAAACCTGTTCCCTTCTTCTATGTGCTGAAAAAAATTGAAAAACCCTCTTGACTTTTCTGTTGCTACAATATATAATTGTTGTAGCAACAGAAAAGAAGGTGAATAAATGGTTGCTAAAAAAGGCCGTCCTGTTTCAGAGAACCCCAAAGATTATATGCTTCGGGTGAGGATGGATGAACAGACATTGCAACAGCTTGATGAATGTTGTGAAGCTGAAAATCTTTCTCGATCTGAAGTAGTAAGGAAGGGGATTCAGAACAGCATAGCAAACTAAAGAAATAGGGTGTTGGCTACCCGCTAAAGTACACCAACACCCTAAACCACCAGAGGTTCCCCAACTGGATAAATCCATTCTATCACAGTTGGGGACTTCTATCAAGTGAAAATTGATGGAGGTTTAACATGGAAAAATTGATCAAGAGCATTGAAGGCGTACACCCCGGTAAGTATGACCTTCGCAGGAATGAACTGGATGAACTCTATGACGCATATCATCACGACACTTTCAAGCTGATTGCCGTGGTGTTCAAGCTGGGCTTTGCCCGTGGACAGAAGGCGGTGAAGAAGGCATGAATGAACTTCAGGTATTCACCAACCCCGAATTTGGACAGGTGCGAACCGTGACCATTGAGGAAGAACCGTGGTTCGTGGGCAAGGATGTGGCGGTTGCCTTGGGGTATGAATCGCCACGGGCGGCAGTCAGCAAGAAGGTTGACCCGGAAGATAAAGGCGTTTCCGAAATGGAAACACCTTCAGGGAAGCAGCAAATGACCATCATCAATGAATCCGGCTTGTATGCCCTGATCTTCGGAAGCAAGCTGGAAAGCGCCAAACGCTTCAAACATTGGGTGACGCATGATGTTCTTCCCGCAATCCGCAAAACCGGAAGTTATTCCATCATCCCGAAAGCAAGAGCATTGACCACAGACGATTACATGAAGGCGGCACAACTGGCCGCTACCTGTCGGAATGAACGGCTTCCCTATGTGCTTGGATTTCTGGAACAGGCCGGGTTTAATATCCCGGAAGTGACCGCCACGCCCCCGGCCTTGGATGGGCCTGTGGATTGCACGGAGATTCAAAGACTGATGGATGAACGGGGCATTTCCGTAACGGAACTTTCCAAGCTGACGAACATTTGCAAAGCGTCTTTGAGTTATTACAAACGGGGCATTTACAAGCCGAACCGTGAACGCTATCGCATTATCATTGACGCATTAACTTAATTGATGATTTGACCACCCCGGCCTTCTGGCCGGTGGTGGTTTTTTCATACCATTTTCGCCGTTTCCCGGTGGTGGGCGGTAAACAGAACCGGGAAAATCGTGGTTCCTAACCCACGGTAAAAAAGGATTTTGGAGGTAACAACAATGACTAAAGAAAAGCTGTTGGAATGGGGCCTGACTGAAGAACAGGCCACAAAGGTTATGGAGGGCTTGAACGGTTCCTTCGTCACCAAGGCCCGGTTCAATGAGGTCAACACCGAACTGACCACCGCCAAGAACACCATCAAAGAGCGTGACACTCAGCTTGAAACGCTGAAGAAGGCTTCTGGTGACACCAAGGCCCTTCAGGATCAGATCACACAGCTTCAGGCCGATAACAAGAAGAAGGACGCAGATCACGCCGCTGAACTGAAGAATCTGAAAATCAGCAATGCGGTTGAACTGGCCCTGACCGGCGCAAAGGCCAAGAACAACACCGCTGTTAAGGCGCTGTTGGTTGATTTCATCGGTAAGGCTGAATTGGCGGAGGATGGAACCGTCAAGGGCCTTGATGATGAAGTCAAGAAGCTGGTGGAAGGCAAGGACACGGCTTTTCTTTTTGAGAAGTCCACCGGCACCAAGTTCAAGGGGGCCAAATCCGCTGAAAAGGGTGATGGCGCTGAAGGCGGCATGACCCTTGAAAAGCTGAAGGCCATGAACCCCTTGGATCGCTACAACTATTCCGTCAACCATCCTGACGAATACAAAGAACTTTATGGAGGTAATGAGTAATGGCAAACACTTGCTACGATAACTTTTTCCTGTCCAACGAAATTGAAGATCAGTACCAGAGCCACCTTGATCTTCAGCAGTTTTGCACCGTGGACAACAACCTGACCGGCGTTGCTGGCATGGTTCGCAAGATTCACAAGTACAAGGCCACCGATGGCACCGAGAAGCTGACCATGGGCAACGGCAACACCAAGACCATTGAAGCCGGTTACACCGAGAAGGAATACCGGATTCAGATGGCCCAGAACCGCTTCCAGTATTATGACGAGGAAGCCATGACCGATCCCATGGTGATCACCACCGGCACCCGTCACGCTGGTACGGATATGTTCAACACCGTGAACGCTGACATTTTCGGCGCTTTCAACGAGGCCACCATGACCATCGTGACCACCGCCCTTGGCTTTGATGCCTTTGTGGATGGTGCGGCCATGCTGAATCTGGAAAACCTTGAAGGTGTGACCATCTTCGGCTTCGTCAACCCCGCTGATATGGCGAAACTTCGCAAGGCCCTAAAGGACGATCTGAAGTATGTGGAAGCATACGCCAAGCAGGGCTATGTTGGCACCGTGGGCGGTATCAACATCTACACCAAGAAGAACGCCGAAACCGGCAAGGTGGTCATTGCCACCAAGGAAGCTGTTACCCTGTTCAACAAGAAGGGTACGGAAGTGGAGCAGGAGCGTGAAGGCAACATCCGCCGCAACACGGTTTATTCCCGCAAGTATTACCTTGCGGCCATGACCAATGAAGCCAAGGCGGTGAAGATCATCACCGGTTCCGCCACTGTCACCGCTGACACCACGGTTTCCAGCGACAAGACCTATTACGCCGCTTCCGGTATCGGCTATGTGAAGGTCACGCCCGGTTCCGGTGACAACCCCAAGACCAAGGGTTGGTACGAAATCACGGCGGCGTAAGAAAGGCGGTGAACCCCGTTGCGTGATAAAGCGGTTGCAATGCTAACGGCCCTTGGCGTGGCGGGGGCCGCTGATGATCCGTTGTTGGATATGGTTTTGACCAATGTTCAATGGAGGATCAAAAACCTTTCCAACCTTTCCGAAATCCCGGAGGGGTTGGAAAGTCTGGCCGTTTCTATGGCCGTGGGCGAATACCTGAACATGAAGAAGTGTTCTGGACAGCTTGAAGGGTTTGATTTGGATGCGGCGGTGAAATCCATTCAGGAAGGTGACACCAATATTACTTTTGCCCTTGGTGAAGGTAGTTCAACCCCTGAACAGAGGTTGAACAGCCTGATTGATTATCTGATCAACGGGCGCATTGGTGAAATCTACCGTTATAGGCGGTTGGTATGGTGAATAAGGCCGTGCGAACCGCCTTGGAACGGTTGTGGAAGGATCGGTGTTCTATCTTCATCCGTGAGGAAGTCACCGATCCTGTCACCCACCTGACGGATTCTGAAGAAAAGCCGCTTCTTCAGGATCAGCCGTGTAAGCTGTCTTTTGAAACATTAACTTCAACCAATGGGGATGAAGTGGCAACCGCCCAACAGGTGGTGAAGCTGTTCCTTTCCCCGGATGTGAAGGTTCCCGCAGGATGCAAGATCATTGTCACCCGGCCAAACGATATGGAACGAACCTTCACCTATTCCCGTTCCGGTGAACCGGGCGTTTTCTCCAACCATCAAGAAATTATGCTTGAACCCTTCAGGGGGTGGGCTTGATGGCAAGATGGGGCCGGTGTGATTACCGGGAATTGAAGAAGCTGGATGAACGCCTTCAACAGCTTTCGGAAGTTGACATGGATCGGCTTTGCCGGGATGCCGCCAAGAAGATTGCCCAAATCCTTCTGAATAAGGTGAAGAAAAGAACCCCCGTTGGTGTGGTTCCGCCGTATGCTACGGATGAAGCCAAGGAAGAATATTGGGCCGGGTATCGGGGCGGTTCCTTGCGGGATGCTTGGACGATTCTTCCCATTGAAAAACATGGGGATCAGTACACCGTGACCGTTATCAACAATTTGGAATATGCGTCCTATGTGGAATACGGCCACCGGCAAACACCGGGGCGCTATGTTCCCGCCTTGGGTAAGACCCTGAAGGCAAGTTGGGTTCCGGGCAAACTGATGCTGACCATTTCCGAACAGGAAGTAAAGGTTTTGGTTCCGTCCATTCTGAATGATATGTTGTATGACGCTTTGAAGGGGGTGTTCAGTTGATCAATGAAATCATCAAAGGTGTTTCCATGAAGCTGAACGCCACCTTTGGGGCCGGGTACAAAATTTATCAGAATGATGTGGAACAGGGCTTCAAGGAACCCTGTTTTTTCATTGCTGTCCTGAAGCCTGACATTTCCCCGTTGCAGAAGAACCGATTCATGAACCGGAACCCGCTGGATGTTCACTGTTTCCCAACCAGCGGGAGAAACAACGCTGAATTGTTCACTATGGCCGGGGATTTGATGGAATGTTTGGAGTTCATCACCCTTCCCAATGGGGAT